ATTTAATACACCTGAACACAGGGGGCTGTCTACTGGATGGGTGGACTTAGATGACCATTACAGAATTAGTCATTCAGAGGTTTCTGTCGTAACTGGTGTTCCCAATATGGGAAAGTCGGAATGGATGGATGCCCTAATGATAAACATGGTTCAAGAATATGGTTGGAAGTTTGGTATATTCTCAGCAGAAAATTTTCCAGTAAAACATCACTTGTTGAAGTTGGTGGGTAAATTTGCTAAACAACCTTTTTGGGGTGATTATAAAATGGATGAATCCACGGCTAGAAATTCAATGAGTGTTCTCAATGATCACATTAAGTTTATAGGGACTCAAGAATCATCGGTTACGATAGAATCTATAATGGAACAAGCTAAGATACTGAACTTTAGGTATGGTCTTAATGGGCTTATAATTGACCCGTGGAATACCATAGAGCATAAGTTTGGAGATGGAGAGAACGAGACTAATTATGTATCAAGGGTTCTTGCCCAGTTAAATACATTTGCGAAAGTTAATGAGTTGCATATCTGGGTAGTAGCACACCCAAGAAAGATGGAGAATGGTGCGGACAGAAAGCCATTAGTTCCATCTCCCTACGATATTTCAGGTTCAGCAAACTGGTTTAATAAGTGCGACAATGCAATTACAATACACAGGCACAGGACAGAGGATAGTGACTATGTGGGGGTTCATGTTCATAAGATTAGATTTCAGTACAAGAATGGGCAACCTACAACTGGTAAGCCACCCGCTAAACTTAGTTATAGTGTAAAGAATGGAACTTATGGAACATACATCGAAGAATTTAAAGAAAATCTTTTTGGATAGGCTCGAAAAGATAAATTATAATCCAATAAAAACCAGAGGAATGAGATTAATGTGTAAAAGGTTATGGGAAGAATTTGACGATGTTTGGATTAAGTATGAAAACAATAAAGCCACTTACGAGCAATGGGAGAAAACATTAGATAAGTGGCTTAATGCGGAGGAAGTATGAAAGTAAAGAGGTATATAGTCACGCCAGATAAACACTTTCCATTGGCTGATATGAAAGCCATAAGTGTTGTCTGTCAGGCTATAGAAATTATAAAACCAGATGGTTATATTGACTTGGGCGATACTGGGGAGTGGAGTTCTGTATCTCATTGGCAATGGAAAAAGAAAAAAAGACCACCTCTGGAATATCAGTTACCCTTTGTTACAAAAGAGATTGAAGAAGTTAATAAAGGTATGGACATAATTGATGAGTCACTTGATAAAGCAAACGTAAAGGAGAGACATTTTGTTGAAGGCAACCATGAAGACTGGCTTAATAGATTTGTTGAAGAAAACCCCTACCTTGCTACCAGTTTTTTGGTTAAAAACGCTATCAAACTTAAAGAACGTGGTTATAAATATCATAAACTGGGTAAGATGCTCAAAATTGGTAAACTCAATTTCTATCATGGACATCATTTTGCTGGGATTAATCATACTCGCAATCACTTACTCCGTCTTGGTGGTAATGTTATGTATGGACACCATCATGATATTCAGCAGTCTTCTGTCACACATATAGATGGAGTTAAGTCAGCTTGGTCAATAGGTTGCCTAAAGGATATGAGTGCGGATGCAAATGAGTGGTTAGGAAATAGAAATCATAACTGGCAACACGCTTTTGCGATTGTTGATTTTTACCATTCAGGATTTTTTACTGTTCACATGGTTCAAATAGTTAATGGCAAAACATCTTTATGGGGTGAGCTGATAAAGGGTTAGTGTTTGGTATTGTCATTTATAATTAGTAACTTTAATTCATTAATAGGAAATAAATGAGAGCAACAGAGTTTATAGACTTTTTAAACAGCGATGTCATTGATGACGAATTATATTCGCATATTGAAGTTCGTGATTCAGAGGGCAAGTTAAAAGAGAACTATAAAGAAATTAGAAAAAAATACAGGAAAGACACCAAAGAAGCGAGAACAAAATGATAACACAAGGCAAATACAAGGTTGAGTTCCCTGAAGATATGACTCAGGAAGAAATTAATGTCATAAGGATAATGGTCGTTAAGATGCTTGAACGGCATAACTGTAAGGTGGTTGAAATTGAGGGATAGTAGGTATTGTGCCACAGTATCTTGGGATGGGTATGTGGATGAGGATGGCAAATTTCTTTTGGATAGCGATGGAGAGTTTATATTATACAGAGACAAGCTAGACTGGCTCATTGATGGCGTGTCTGAGTATTTAGAAAAGTGGAAAGAGAGAGGTGCTTATCTTGAGTTGGCATCTAAAGAAACAAATCACGAATCTCAAGATATAACAGATTTAATTAAATCCGAAATAAACAGGAGACAACATGAGTCAAAATGAAACTCTAAAAATACAAGCCAATACAGACAATATCGTAGAATTTTTATACGATACCCCAAAGTCAGGTACTAATAATTATGGTGCTTGGCATCTGTATGGTGTAAAAAACAATGGCAAGGAAGTTGGTATTTTTGCTACAGATTACCTACATGATAAGTTGCAGTATTATCGTAAAGGTGATGTCGTTAATATTCGCAAAGAGAATGTTGATGGTGGTAAGATAGCTTGGAATGTTATACCTCAAGAGGGTACTAACGTAAAGAATGAGCAAAACACTACTCTTGGTATTGATGCTAGAACACACGACATCCATAAGCAAGTGTGTTTAAAACTTGCCGTAGATATGGTCGCAAAGAAAGATGTGCATAGCGTGTTAACTGAAGGAGAACTGGTTATAGTTGAGGCAAATATGAAATCCTTACTCCAAGTGCTAGAAGGCACACCAGATACCCACACTAACAAAGACGAAGAGAAGTTACCTTTCTAGGTGAAGAAGGCGTTATCAAACAAACTGGACAAAGCATGGGCAGACAAGATAAAAGAATATGGAATGTGCGAGGTCTGTCGGAAAACAAAGCCCCTGAATGCTCATCATTTTTACTCTCGTTCTATACGAGTTGTCCGTTGGGATGTTGATAATGGTTTTTGTCTCTGTGTTGGATGCCATGTTTTTTCAAGCAAGTTCTCCGCCCATAAAACTCCCGCTGAGTTTGTCGAATGGGCTATTGAAAAGCGTGGCATCCAATGGTATGAGGATTTAAAAGAGCGTAAAAATACTTTAGGTAAGTATATAGATGATGACTACAAAGATTTACTACAAAAAATAACAGAGAGAACATTCGATTAAGGAGAGCATAATGAGACAATTAGAAAGAATACAAGACAAGGTTGAAGGTATCTGGAGCTATACAGAGTTAGAGCTTTCTGATTATTCAGCTATTGGGTTGCAGAAACATCTAAGTATAATAAGCGAGATAGTGAATGATGTCTTGGATGATATAGAGAATTTAAACACTTGCACAGTTTGCCAGACAGAAGTATGTGATACTTGCCTTGATGATATGGCAAAGCAAGTTTGATGAATTGCCCCAAATTAAACAGAATAGGATAACACCAATAACCAAAGACCCGAAAGGCGAGGAGTTGTCGTTAGTGTTTACTAGGTTGGCTACCGATGGGGCAAAGTTTTTAAGGACTTAAAAAGTAGGAGAATACTATGACATTTTGGTTACAATCATTGCAAGAAAATGCGTTTGATGTTTTTCAGGTAGTATGGATAGGTATAGCAATCTACTCTACTCATTTTTTAGCTAGATGGTTTTGGATTAAGTTGAAAGATGAAATCATAGAAGAAATAAGGAGAAACAAATGAAAGAAATAAAACCTCTATTAGACAAAGACCCTATTTATGTATGGTCTGCTGACGAAAAGTTTGGAATTGATAGTGCATTATATGCTATTTTTGACAACTTAACTGGCTATCAATCTTTCCAATTGCTATCTGGTCTTATTGAAAATAATATAAAAGAAAATATTCCTCATCATATATTTAAAAAAATAATGAAATATTCAAATCAAGCACAAAACAGAGGAGAGCATACCGCCTATGGCGAGGTGTCAAGTAAGGGGCTAGACAAATACGGAGAAGAGGAATGATTATGTTTGATATAGCAGAATGGGTTGCCAATGTACTTGTTCTAGGGCTAGGTTTATTTTTCTGGTCTTTGTTTCTTGGTATATCATTTCTCATAATCAGCGAACTTGTGCAAAGGGTAAATGGTGACTAAGTTTTTTAAATCTTTTAAAGATGCATTTAAATGGGCTAAA